CTGATAATAGCATCGGCAGGAGCTTGCATTGCTCTACCAACTGCCACCTTTGATTTATTTACTGCCTCTCCTATTTTTCCTGGATTAACATGTGCATTGTTGAGGATCTTAGCCCCACTAGTTTCAAGTGCTCTACCATACTTCTTACCACCAACAATAGCAGCTCCAGTTCCCAGGACAGCTCCTGCAGCAATTGCAGCTTTCTTACGAGATGACATCTTCTCATTACTTTCGGAGAAAATACGCTCCTGGTATTCCTCTTCAGTTAGTATCTCGCTGACACTAAATAACCTTTCTTCCCCAGTCTCCTGATCAATGGCTGAAAAGTAAACATTTCTTTTAATTAACATAATTTATTAAAATGCCGAGGGGAATGGTTATTATTCATTAATCACCCCCCCCCGACTTTTATCGAAAAAGGGGATGACAATATTATTTATCTTTATTTCACAACGCGAAGAACCTTTCCAGCCTTCTTAACAGCATTCTGGATAGTCTTAGCGTCACGTGCCTTAACAGCAATATCTCTAATTTTCTTTTCTGCAGGAGTAAGCTTAGCAAACTTACCATTGACACGCTTGTTAGCAACTTTCTTAACAACAGCGTCACCCAACTTATTGATACCCTTTTCAGCACCATAAGCAGCAGCGCCTGTAGCAGCTACACCAGCAGTACCTACAGCAACAGCCTTACCGACTTTCTTGCCAGTATTCTTCTTTTCTTCTTCAGCTTTAGCGAAATCCTTCTCCTTCACTGAAAATAACTTCTCTTCACCGGTCTCTTGATCTACCTGAGAAAAGTATACAGTTCTCTTAATCAACATAATTTTTTAATTATTTAATAAGTATAACCTTCGCGACCAGTGTTATTCGTCTTCCAGTCCTTAGCTTCGCGACGAGTAGCCTGAGTCTTAGCTTCCTTCAGTCGTCTATTGACAAAGCGATTCTGTTCTCTCTCCTTATGAGTAGCAGCTAATTTACCAGCACCGGCGGTAGCAGCACCGATACCTGCACCTGCCTTTGCACCGGCTTTTGCACCCTTCAGAGACTTAGTAGCAATACCACCTGCAATAGCACCAACAGCAGAACCTACTACACCACCCGCAACAGCTGCCTTACCTGTCTTGACGTAAGAACCAGCATTTGAGCGCTTCTTCTCTGCAAGAATATCAGAATCTTTCATCGCCTTAAAACGATCTGTTCTATCATACTTAGTAACTCCCTTCTGATATTCCGAAAAATCTTTATTTCTTAATATGATCATAATTGAAATATTTTACGGGAGGTTTAAGTACTTCATCTTCGTCCCCCCCCCCGAATTACGAACGGAACGATGTTTTATCTTATATTAGTGACGAATTCCGAGTTTCTTCTTCTGAATTCTCACTGTCTCTTCTGCCTTTTCAAGCTTTTCGAGTTCTTTATCGTCTTTTTTATTTTGCTTCTCTATCTCTTTAGAAAGCTTTGCTTGATACTTAGGATCACGAGCAGACTTATATCCAGACTCAAAACTCTTTCCTGCTTTATAAGCATGATAAGCAGCATTTGCGGCACCTAAGCCTGCGCCAACAGCAGCTAACTTACTCTTAGTCTTCATGGCATTTTTGGTAAGCTTAGTTGCCATAGTTGCATTAATAGCGGCGCCTACTCCATGACCAATACCAGTTTTATAGTCCTTTTTAATCTTGGACTCCTTTTCTTCGAACTTTTTCTTAGACATTTCAGAAAAAGCTTTATTTCTTACAACTATCATAGTTTTCTTTAATGTTTATTGTGAAAATAACCACGTAGGCCTCGCTCCGCAGCTTCTTTTGAAGTGTAATGGGCATCCCAGAAAACTTTTTTCTTCCTGTTTACTATGCGCCAAACTCCATTTCTATCTTGTTGAACTACTCCATCTCTGTTAGCTTTTTCCAGTATGTCATCAGGAACTTTCTCTCGATTATCACTGAACAAACTTGATTTAGCCTGTGGATGTAATAGCTTAACATTCCAAGCTTTTGTATTCTTGGGATCTCCAGCTAATCTGACAGCTTCGGAGATCTGTTTACTCACTGCCTTTGGATTAAATACCTTTGAGGCAACAAAATTTTTATTCCTTAATACTATCATAACTTTTAATCCCACATATTTTCTAACATATTCTGAAATACCATAGATGAATCTTCTTTATCTGATTTAGTCATCTGTGTGATAAGTTCTAGTTGCTTATTAACACCACCAGAGCCCTCTTCTAGGTATTCAGAGTACTTCTTATAACATGCCCAAAGAGATCCTACAACAGCATCAGCTATATCTTTTGTTCCAGGCTTATCACCAGTTTTATCTTTATAGTCGAATTCAAAAGATGAGCTTATATCTGGGTGATCAATTTTTACATGTGTTCCATTTTTTCCATTTGTAACTATTCTAAGTTCCGAACATTCTCTAAGTAATCGTTCATTATATACCATAGTCGCTCTTCCAGAATTTACTACATTCTTGAACATAAAATATGGTTCTGTAGTCTTATCAACTGAAATTTCTTCATATGGAATACCCGCTCTTTCACAACTTTGAAATAGACCAGCGCTTGCAAATCCATCAGCACTTACATGAATATCGTAATCTAATGATAATCGCTGGATAAACTGAAATATATGATCTAGTGAAGTAGATTGACCCTGTTTTCTGCTTAAACCGCAAATTAAAGGAAATTTAAATTTTGGATAAGTAGTTTTATCAAAAGGATCATTAGTACCAGTTTCACCATCATAGTAGCAAAGAGCCATACCAGTTACGTCATTTTTAAGTCCTAAGTCTAGGTGCATAAAAAGAGTAATTCGTCTAGGTATTTTTAAAATCATAGAGATTGCTCGACTATATATTGTATCATTTAAATCAAAGAAATCAATATCATCAATAACATCGTCCATTAAGTTTGGAATAGTAGAACAATTGACTACATTTTCTATAGTTCCTCCGAAGAATAGCTCCTTAGAAGAATATCCATATCCCGCTAGGTCTTGAAGACTTCTAATTGGATTGAGTAGAAAATTTCTTTTAACTTGAATTGGACATTTGATTATTCTATCTTTATCTAATTCATTTCTATCTTCTTTTTCATCTAATACATGCGGAGTTCTGACTGAATCTCCTCTATAAAAATCAAATGTTTGACCATTACTTTCAATATATAATTCTGGACGAGCCTGCCAATGAGAAAACTTAATGACTTTTAACTCATCTTCTGGAACCGCTTCCTCAAATTTATCTGCGACTGAATGATCAGCATCTTTTGCAGAGCTATCAAGTAAGACAGCACCAAAATTAAATCTCTTATTAACAAAACGAGACTGATAACGAGTAAGGACCTCACTCATTTTATTCATGGCATCTTGCGGCCTCCAGAATCCGATTTCCGAGAGGATCCCGAGTATTAAATTCACGCCAATTACGGATCCGACGCTCTGTGGTCCACTTGAAATTAAACGTATTGGTGGACTATTATATTGATTTTTAAAATATGGGCTGACATCAAAAACTGTTCTAAAATATTGAACGAAATCTTTGTGGGCAGTCTGTTCATTTGCATGGAAGAAGCCCATACCTATCTTTGTACCACCTGCTAGCCCTAGAGATAAAAATGGATTAATACAACAATCAAGTCTATGGTAATTATATAAACCAATAAACCTGCTCATACTACTTTTTCCAGACCCGATACACCCACCGAAGGATACGTACGGAGTAGCAGTAGTAATTGGGGTTGGAAATATCTCCTTTCCCACATTTTTCCAACAATTAAATACCTGTCTTCCATGATTAGTTATAGCAGGATTTCCAAGGTAATAATCATCATTTAGAAAAGTCTCAAACGAAACAGGAGTGTGATTCATTCCCAACAATCTAGCTCCAACGGCTATTTTTTCATCTTTTGTTAATTTTGAGTATTGATAACTTAAATTATTAGCTTCTTGTAAATCAAATGGTATTGGAGCAGTAGGATCTTTATGTTCAAAAAATCCACTATTCATAAATACTACTCTTTATTTTGATTACTGAGATCTTCTTTCCTTAGGAAAGACATGAACTCAGCAATTGTTTTCTTACTTTCTTCACTAGTCAAGTCTATGTTCTGAGACTCACTGAGCTTCTGTAACTCAAGATCCGAACCTTTAATTTCTATATCATCCTTCATAGCATTAAGCTGATCCATCATGTTCATGATCTGTTGACAAGCTACCCAAATATCTGGAATACTCATCTCATTCTTATTGAACATCATTTCAGGACTAAGAAGGTAATTAATGCACACCGTTAATCTCTCTAACATGTGTAGGATCATCAAAGGCTTCAAAGATTGGAACATCTCTGAAACATATAACTGTAAGACCCTTCTCTTTTCTGGGGTACTTACGGCTACTAAAGATTTGCTTAGGTTACCAAGATCAAGTTGTAAGTCAGTACCATACTTAGCATTATAGTCTGAAAAAACCTGATTAATTGATAACTGCATCTGTCTGACGTTTTCCTCTCTTTCGTTTTTTGCAAGAAGATTAGCGTCCAAAATTATATTATTAGCTTGTTTAGGAAGTTTTGGAGAACCTGCAATTATAGACTTCATATCCATCTTCTCCTCATCATCCTCAAGCATGACGTAATCATCCGGGTCACCTACTGGACTACTCTTCTTTACATCTTTGAGCAGTTTCTTTTTAAATTCCGGATCAGAAAATGGGTTAATTGCTTCCATAAACTCTAAAATTATTTGCTTGCGTTATTAATTTGTGCTAACTCCTGATCAGCTGCTGCCTTAAAAGAATTAGCGTTCTGTTCATTATTGAAATTTTGTAATCCTAATTTAGCTTTTGTTGCCTGATCAGGACTACCTTGAGAACCTGCAGGATCTGCAAACTTCTTATTTCTTAGGATTATCATAATATTTATAATTAGGTTCAACGTATTAGTGGGGAGATGACCCCGGCCTTTCCGAGCTCCCCATGCGTCATTTGTTGCTGGTTTTAAACCAACTTACATCCAGAAAGTAACATACTTCATGTTATCTCCGAACATCTTTTCATAATTTGCGGCTGTAACTTCAATGTACTTCTTAGCTGGCCATAATATTACCTTGCCAGTTTTCTTAACAGCCTTACATAAAATTGTTTCCATAATCGTTAATTAATTTAAATTGTTAAACCTAGATTTCCCTTAAGGAGTCGAACCTTAACGAAGAATCCCGGTGGGAAATTCACGAAATATGATAAACAATAAGATTTGATCTAGTAGCCGTATCGAAACGTAGAATCACTCTCATGAGCTTCACTACTAGACAACAGTAAATTATATATATAGTAAAAGAATAGGATTCAAAGTGTTTTATATGAATTTTTAGTTAATATTATCTTTCCAGCCCTCTTGAACATTAACTTTTTAGGGGCTATTAAGGTTTCTGGTAATTCGACTTTACCACTTTCAGGCTTGTATGTATAGAAAATCTCGCCCTCCTTCTTATCTTTAATGGCATCTTCTAACTTTCTAAATAACTGAGTGCCTCCAGGAATTTGAATTGAGGGTTTATCTAAGGGACTAATATATACAACCTTCTCTTTCT